TAATCATTGAGTTGTTACCTAAGAACGGATACCTAGCGTCTGCTTCATCTTTAGTATAACTGTTAGCTATTGTAAAAGCATCATACGCTACAATCTCTACAACATCACTGACTGACGCTCCTGTAGTTAATATAACTGTAGTACCTGAGGTAGCTTGATAGTCTGTTACAGGCTTAAGTAATATTCCGTTTTGGTATACATCTACGTACTCTCCATCAGCGTAAGCTAACGAAAGAGAGTTCGCATCTGACCCACTAAAGCTTGTCTGTCCAGCTGTTGCTTGATAAACAAACCTATTCCTAACGCCTTGGTTAGGTGCTTTCCCTATATATGGCATTATGTATCCCCTAGCCTAATAACTGTAACAAAAGTTTCATTTGCATCTGTGTTACCAGATACAGTAACTGTTCCTACACTTGAATATTTCATTTTAAACTTATGGGTACTTGTATTTGTGCAATCAAATATATACTGCAAAGACATACTTTCGTAGTTATGACTACCGTTATGAGTACCCCAACTTGCGAATGTTTGAGCAGCCTCAACATCATTTGACGAAAAGTTATCAGTTGAAGTTCTAATAGTGTGGGCAGCATATGAAATATCATTATCAGCGTAGAATCTCATGGTAGTCATAAGAAGATATATTCCAGTAGCAGGAAAAGTAAATATGCCAGAACTAGCAGACATACCTGCGCCGCCTATTAGTAACCTAGCATGAGGTCCTGTATCTACTGTTTCAAAAGTTTGACTTAAATCTGCACCAGTTCCAGCACTAAGATTTGCTGTCATTCTCATAGTTTCATAAAACGTAATACCTTGTTTATAATCTGAACCTATTTTAGCAGATGTAATATGCGAGTCAGTTATGCCACCTGTTCTAACTTTAGTTAAAGCCATTTAATCCTCCTACGGTTTAGTAGGCCAAGTCACATTCTTCAATGTTGTACCATCAGTATCGAAAGCTGCGTCTTTACCATTTGCATGAGCAGGCAAGTCACGTAATGCTTGTCTGTAAGTTTTCATATCCGAAGACAGAGTTACGTCTGACATTGCATGAAAGTCAGTTTCAGCTAACTTAGCGGTTCGTTGCCTACGAAGCTCTACCATTGGAGCAGCTGCTATAAGTGCTGCCTTTTTATCTGATACTGCTTTCCAAGTAGTACCCCAGTCGCTAGGATTAGAACTCTCAATGGCTGAACCATTGCTGTCTGCTCCTGTAACTTTTCGAAACATAGCGTTAAACTCTGCTTCACTTGTAGGTTCTCCTCTGAGTACCCATTCTTTAATGCCTAAACTTGTTAATGCTGTTGCTATTGTTGTCATTGTTTTCTCCTATTGTGCAATTTCCATAAGAATTATCTGTGAATCTGACTGGTCACCACCACTATCGTAGTTAATATAGTTATTACTACTACCAGTAAGTCTTGCTACTTGCCATTTATATACAGTTGCACTTGTTGTTGCAGGCGAATCTAAATAATAATGTGATTCTCTGGCAACGGTATACGCTACGGCATCACTAGCACCGAGTCCTTGACCAAATGCCCACCATGCTTCTGTTTTAATAGTTGTACTATCTCGTAAAAGTTTAGCTCCAACTTTATCATTTGAAGCATTATCAAAAGTAAGACTTGACAATACTAGTATTTTACTTGTTGAGTATTTTGGTGTAATTGTTGCTGTCACATTCGCATCAATATAACTAGTTGAATTAATTGTTGTACTTGTTGATGCGTTTGCAAAAACAGTTTGCAAAACTGTACCAGCAGGAAGTTTTACATTTGAGGCTGTGGTCTTACCCTGTATGGTGTCTACTGAGAGTGTACTCATTGGGCAATCTCCTGTAAAACTATTTTTATTGTATTACTATGCCGTGCCAATGATTGGCTCCCATGATCTGGAGTAACAACAAGAGATATGTAATGTGTGTCTGTTGATGTGCAAGTAAATGTTCCAAAGTCGTGTCCACTTATACTCTTAACATCATCTGCTCCTGTGCCTGCCATTCTTTCCATAACATAAATTACATTTGTATTAGATGATGGAGTTGAACTTGTTCCAATGTTAACATTACATTGAGTAGAACCCCCTGATGTGTTTGTGCAATTTGGTATTTCTAGCCATACTGCAAATTTGCTTCCTGATGCCCTTGGTGTAAATGTGCTGTTGATTATAGTGTTTGCATTTGTGTTACCTACTGATGTTTCACTCGCAGTAAATTGAAGCGTCTGCACCACATACTTATTTATGCCATCTGCCGTCTGTCCTCGTAAGTTGTCTACTCTTAATGTACTCATGGCAATGCCTCATCGTGTGCTTTAATTTTAGCTGCAATCCAAGCATCAGTAGGTTTTGCAGTGTCAGTATCTTCCCAAACAAGAACATCATCTGCAAAATGATACTTTGCATTAGGGTATTCTTTTTTTAAAATCATGCTTGATGTTGCTTTTAAATCCTCTTTAGTTACTGTTTCCATTATCCTATCCTATAAAATTTAGCTCCAAAACCACCATTCCTAACCCAGTAATTACTGCTAGTTCCGTACTCAGTACATTGCCAAGTAGCGTGCAATGTTGTTGTAGATCCTAATGTAAACTTACCATTTCCAATTGAACTAGATGAGCAATTATAGGAGTTGCTTGCGTTACCCCACTTAGGAGAAATAATCCATTCATTAGAAAGATCTTCTCCACCTGCAGTTGTTCCTATTCTATTCATGACGTAGTAAACTCCGACTGAATTAGCGTTTCCGTGGTTTTCAAAAAACGCGCCATAACACTTTATTAAAGGTAGCCAAGTTCCAGCAGCAAGGCTAAACGTGTAAGCATAAGATGTGTTGACAGATTTATTGGCGCTACCATCACCCCAAGTAAACTCTACTTCCTCTAAAATTTTTAGTCCACCTACTCTAAACTCTGAAGCTTGTATAGGATTTGTTGATGACAAGTTTCCACTTGAATCAATTGTTGCGGCAGTAGTGCCATTTGTATGCTTTATGTTTTGTACTAATAAGTTGCTCATATCACTGCCAAATTGCCTCCCGAGTTTACGGTAACGGTAATACCACTACCTATGGTCACAGGTCCTGTAACATTAGCATTCTCAGTAGAGTCTATAGTTGTATTAGCATCTATAGTCTGAGCATTAATTCTAAATATACCACCATTTTTAAAGTGACCTTTGTTAGCATCTGGAACAGCAATGCTAGCTTCCGATAATCCTAAATAGTTTACAAATATATTTGCTGTACCTGATGATGGGGCTGCTGTAAATGTTAATGTAGTTCCGTCAGGTATACTATACGCTGTTGTGTCTTGAACAACCCCATCTACCGATACCAGCACGTCTTGTACACTCGACACAGTTCTATTAAGAGTAAATGTAGTATCACTCCCATCCCCGTTAAATCGCTGTACGTCTGGTATATTCTGATAGGTTGTTGCTGCTTGATTTCCTATAAGTGCCATTATGGTGTTATCTCCATTATGCTTAGAGCTGCATCTATCTTAGCTGCCACAGAACAGTCTACCTTCATTACATCAGTACCTTGTATAACAACTTTGTTACCAGCAAGAACTTCTAAAGAGCTTCCTGCGGGTACCGGTACATTGTGTAATAAACTTATATTTTCGTTTGTTTCTGTATCACTTGTATTACTTTCTAACGTTACGCTAACTGTTACTTGTGATGTATGTTTGTTACACAAAATTAATCCAAGAACAATAGCTTTATGTGTACCAGCAGCTCCTGGACCTGTATACAAAGTTAACGGAGTACCTGCCGATGCAGGCATAGCCGCATTTGTTTTTAATTTAAATATGTTTGCCATAGTTTCTCCCTATCCTAATGCAATAGCTAATGCTGTGGCTTCATCTGCAGCAGATGCAGCTGTAGTTCCACCTATGTCTGTTAGTACCTCTGATGAAGAACGTCCTTCTACTTTTGTACCATTTATTCTTAAAAAGTCGTCATCAGCTACGCCTGTAGTAAACTCTGCTACATTACCATTCCCAATGCCTTTTGTGTTAGCAGCTACTTCAACCCATGCAGATCCATTATAATATTTAAGCACGTTTGCTGTAGAGTTATATGCTAAGTCTCCCTCATCTAAACTAGAACTAGGATCAGAAGAAGCTATTCTATATCTATCAGCAAAGTTATTAACATTTGTTATATTACTTGCTACTGTAGTAATGTTGCTGTTAGCTCCGGCTACAGTGTTTATGTTTGTGTTGTTATTAGCGACGGTTGTTACGTTACTAGCTATTCCTGCAACGGTAGTTACATTACTGGCTACTCCAGCTACAGTAGTAACATTAGCCTTTACTCCTTCTACTGCGTTTAAATCAGCTACAAAATCTGAGGTTGCAAGCTGGTTTAAGTCACTAACTATATCAGAAGTTCCAAGAGTATTTAAGTCAGCTACAAAATCACTAGTAATCAATGAAGCTTTAGCTGCAACAGCTGTTACATCACTAGATATTCCGGCAACTGTAGTTACATTTGCTTGTATTCCGCTTACAGTATTAATATGTCCTTGATTAGTAGTCGTTGGAGTAGTTCTTACCCATGTAGTATTACCTAAATCGTACACTAACATTACGTTATCAGTTGTATTGAAGTACAACGCGCCATCTAGTAGCGTTGCTCCATCGTTATCGACTGACGGATTACTACTTTTTGCGCCTAAATACCTGTCATCAAAGCTATCATAACTAGCAGCAGCAGCGGTTGCGCTATTTGCCGCGGCTGTGGCTGAGTTTGATGAGTTAGTTGCTTGAGTTGATGCCGTAGTTGCGCTAGTAGACGCATTAGTAGCGCTTGTATTAGCTGCAGACGCGCTAGAAAGCGCTGAGTTTGCTTGTGTTGTGGCGTTTGTGGCCTGAGTTGACGCTGTAGACGCTGAAGCTGCTGCATTTGTTGCACTAGTTCCTGCATTTGTCTCACTTGTAGCAGCGTTTGTCGCGTTTGTGTTAACAGAAGACACAGCATTGCTAGCTGTTGTGGCACTACCGGATGCTGCTGTGGCGCTTGAAGCTGCTGCAGTTGCAGAAGTAGCTGCTGCAGTTGCAGAGGTTGCCGCTTCTGTGGCTTTTGTTGTTGCTGTGGCTGCCTGTGTAGTCGCTGTAGCTGCTTGAGTAGT